GTTCTATTGATATTTGTTAATGGTGTACTTCAAAAACCTGGTGAAGCTTATCAATTCCAAGGAGGAACTACATTTGACTTCACTGAAGCACCTAGACCAGAAGCTAAGGTAGATATTTTCTTCTATAAAGGTCAAGATGGTGTTGATATTGATACTGCAGACATACAAGAAACAGTTAAGGTTGGTGATGAACTTAGAGTGTTTAAACACCCTGTTGGACTCACTACTACACAAAGAGATGAAAGAACCATAAAAGAATTACTCGGAGCAAAACTTATTGAAACTGATATCTATACTGGTCCAGGTATTGATGAAAATAATGATAAACCAGTCAGATGGACTAAACAAAAAGTTGATATAATTTTAAATGGTAAAAAAATAGATAAGTCAAGAGAAATATTAGAGGCACAAATATATCCAACTGCTAAAATTATTGGGGATTTTTCAACAGTTTCAGGTAATGATGGCACACCTTTAAATGGAATTTTTGTAGATGATGTAAGATCTTTCTTCTATGAAAAGGCAACACACATTCCATTAGCAGATAGATATAATTTAACATATAATAGTGTTGATGCTTTAATTTCATCTGGTGAAATAAATGTTGGTGCATCTGCTACAGCAATTGTATCTGCAGCAGGTTCCGTTACATCATTTGATATAACTAACGCTGGTTCTGGTTATAGTGGTACAGCATTAGTAAAAATTTCTGGACCTGTGTCTGGAATTGGTACATTTACACAATCAGATGGAAGTGTTGGTACATATACCACAGCGACTGCGACAGCAACTATTAATAATGGTTCTATAAATGCGATTAATGTGGTAAATCAAGGACTAGGTTACACAAGCACCACACCTCCACAAGTAATAATTAATTTACCTGAATTTAGAACTGAAAAAATTACAGAGATTAGTAATATAGAAGGATTTACTGGAATCATTACTGGTATTACTACAACAACTGGAACTGGTGGTCATCCATTAGCACTTAAGTTCTTCTTTAGATCAGACGAGCAGATATCAGGAAAACCCATAAATGTCGGTTATCCAGTCTTTATTAAAGATACAAAAGTTGGATCAGCAGTAACATCAGTTGACAGTCAGGATTCATCAATAGTTGCTATAGGAACGACATTCTTAGATAATATTTACAAAGTTCATGCTGTGTCTGATGATGGTACATTTAACGGTCAGATTACTTGTAACATTCATACAAATAGCACATCATCAGTTTTAGGCATCGCTCAAACAGGTAATTTTGACCCAAGTGCTCCAGGAATTAGCACTGAATTAGGTAAAATTAGTTGGGGTAGAATATTTAATGCTACAAGATCAGATAATCCTATTTCAATCGGTGTAACTGGATTAACAGTTAATAGTGGTTTGACTACTTTCCCAACTATTCAAAGAAAGAACTACTCTGTAAGTTCACTCAGAGGTCTAAGATCATCTGGTGCAATAAGGGTGTTTGGATTATGATTCAATTACCTCTATAAATAAAAAGAAAAAGTCAATTAACAATGTCAGCGATAATTACTGATCAATTTAGAATTCTGAATGCTAACAACTTTGTTGAGTCAGTAGAAAATACTAATAATTCATATTACGTGTTTATTGGATTACCCAATCCAGAAGGTACTCCTGATGAGACTGTGGTAGGATATGGTAGATCTTTAGGATGGGATAATAATACACCAGCACCTATAGATAGTTTTTCATATAGACGACACGCAGGTGATACGATGATGTATGGTAAAAAAGTATCATCAGCTAATATAAGAAGAATCATAAGAAGAGTGGATTGGGTAGCAGGTAGTAGATATGAGATTTATAGAGACGATTATAGTGTAGAAAATCCTAGTCCATTAACAGGTGCAAATAGATTATATGATGCGAACTACTACGTACTTAATTCCGACTTTAAAGTTTATGTTTGTATTGATAATGGATCAACAGGAGATAAACCACTTGGAAACGTATCTCAAGATGAACCAACCTTCACCGATTTAGAACCATCAAAAGCAGGAAATAGTGGTGATGGATATGTTTGGAAATATCTTTTCACTGTTTCACCTAGTGATATTATTAAATTTGACTCAACTGAGTTTATTACTGTTCCTAACAACTGGGGAACTAGTGAAGATACTCAGATTAGAGCAGTTCGTGAAAACGGTGATTCCTCTATAAATTTAAATCAAATTAAACATGTTTATATTGATAGAGCTGGAGCAGATTACGCTAATGGATTAAGTCAAGAAGTTGACATAATCGGTGATGGAACTGGAGCAAAGGCAAGAGTTGATGTTGTAAATGGAACTATTACTAGCGTGACAGTTAGTTCAGGAGGGTCGGGATATAGTTATGGTATTGTTGATTTGGGTACATTAAGCAGTGGTGTTACTACAGCTACTGACCGTGCTAAATTAATTCCGATAATTCCACCTAAGAAGGGTCATGGTTCTGATATTTACACTGAATTAGGAACTGATAAGGTAATCATTTATGCTCGATTTGATGATTCTACAAAAGATTTTCCTATCGACACAAAATTTTCACAGGTTGGTATTGTAAAGAATCCAACAAAAGTTGGAACATCAATAACATATACTGATAATACTTTTTCTTCATTACAGGCGATTAAATTTGATACTATTTCTGGGAAACCTGAAGTAGGTGAGGAGATTAGACAAGTTTTAATTCAATCTCCAAATGCTGGTAAACAAGCAAGTGCATATGTAGCTTCTTTTGATTCTGAAACTAAAGTTTTAAAATATTTTAGAGATCGTTCATTAAATTTTAACCGCACATTTTTAGGTCATGAGGATTATGCTGGTATTTCAACATCTGGTAGAATCTACAATTTTGAATCTATAATAGGTTCAAATGATATCAAAGGTCAAAAAACAAGTTTTTCTGGAGCGATTTCTAGAAATTTTTCAGGTATCACAACAAATCCTGATGGTAACAAATTAATTAACTTAGGTGTGAACTTTATTTCAGGTCTTTCTGATACTGAGATAAATAAAGGGTCAGGAGAAACGATTTACTTGGATAATAGACCTACAATTGTCAGAAATTCTCGTCAAAAGGAAGACATTAAAATTATACTCGAATTCTAAAAATGCCACAAAAGACTAACTTAAATATATCACCTTATTTTGATGACTTTGATAAAGCCGATCAATTCTATAAGATATTGTTTAAACCTGGTTATCCAGTTCAAGCAAGGGAATTAACTGGTTTACAATCCCTTTTACAAAATCAAGTTGAATCTTTCGGTAAGCATATATTTAAAGAAGGTTCAATGGTTATACCAGGTAACATTGAACTTGATACTACTTATTTTTCTGCAAAAGTAAATGAAACACATCTTGGCATTGATGTATCAATTTACTTAAGCAACATTATCTCAGCTAATGGTGGAAAAGGAATTAGAGTAAGAGGACAAAATTCGGGTATAGTTGCAACAATAAAGAATTTTATATTACCTCCAGCAGAGGGTGTAGAAAAAATAACAATCTTCATTAAATATATTCAATCAGGAACATCAGGTGAAAGTACTAATTTTCCTGATGGTGAAGTATTGATATTGGAGGAACCACTTACCTATGGAAATACAACATTATCAGTTGGAGAAACAATATTAACTTTAGTTTCAGATAATGCAACTGCAACTGGTTCTGCTTTTGGTATAAGCACAGGTGTATATTTTATTCGTGGTGCTTTTGTTGATGTAAGCTCTCAACTCTTAATATTAGATCCATATAATAATCAACCATCCTATAGAGTAGGTTTTGATGTTTCAGAGGAAATAATCAACTCAAATGATGATTCATCTTTATATGATAACGCAAAAGGTTTTACAAACTTTGCTGCACCAGGTGCTGACAGATTTAAAATTTCTGTTCAACTTGCTAAAAAATCTTTAACAGACTACGAAGATACAAACTTTGTAGAATTGATGAGAACAGATGAGGGAGAGATAAAAAGACTTCAAGATGATTCAGTTTACAGCAAAATAAAAGAGTATTTTGCAAAAAGAACATTTGATGAATCAGGTGATTACTCAGTAGAACCATTTAGAATTGAACTTCAAGAATCTTTAAATGATGAGATAGGAAATGAAGGACTTTTTACAGCAGATAGATTAACTGATGATAATAGATTAATTCCTAATGAAGATTTATTGGCTCTTAAATTATCACCAGGTAGAGCATATGTAAAAGGTTTTGACGTAGATCTTCCTGGTTCTATAATATTAGATGTTAATAAGCCAAGAAAAACACTTAATGTTAATTCAGCGTCTATTCCATTTGAAATGGGTAGTTTGATAAGAGTTAATAATGTACAAGGAGTTCCAAATATAAACATAGGTGGGTCAAGTTCAAATACCATTCAATTACATAGTAAAAGAAAAACAGGTAGTAA